CTGATCTTGACGCATTCCGTGAAGATGCTTTAGAAAAAGCAAAAGAAATGCTTAATGATTTCATTACTAAATTGAAAGTGAAATACCATCAATTCTTAAAATGGGTTAATAAACAAGTTATCAAATTATTCAATATGCAATTAGATAAATACTTATCTAAAAATAAAGATAGATTAAATAAAGCAATAACTTGGTATAATTCTAATGATACTGTTCCTGCTGGTAAGGCTAATAAAATTAGCACAATCCTTCATAAAGCAGTAATTAAAGATAACCATATAGTACCTTTGGCTGATTTCATTGAAAAGACAGCCAAAGAATTTAATGATATTCTAGATGATTTATCTCATCAATCTTTCTCTAGCAATAACCATGAAGAAGATCATGAAAAAATAATGCAAACTGATATAGTTAAATTATTTAAAGAAAAAGTAGAAAAGAATGTAGGTAAATTTGAAGCTATTGTAGATGGTGATGATTTGATCTACCCGCTTGCTTCCTTTAATGATTTTAATAAAGCTATAAGTTTATTAAAAGATTTAACTTCTAAAGATACTCTATTTAAAGAAGCAGAAGAAGATGTGCGTAAATTTGCTGAAAACACTAATGGTGCTGGAATCTTCCATAAATTCTATAATTGGAGATATGTACAATTCACTAAACTCACAAATACACATTTATCATTATGCCGTAAATATTTTATGATGTGCGTATTTAGTGCTTCTTCTATAATTAGAATCTACGAAAGTAACCATAAAGAATAAATAAAGTATAACTAATTCATCCCTAGTTATCAATTAAAATAAATATTATGATAAGGAGTAAACTATGTTTATTACTAAAACTATAAACGAGTCCACTGATATGGAACTCGAACAATTTGATCTTGTAGATTCCATTTGCGAATCCTATGAAGATCTTTTATCAATAGATGAAGCATTGGCTCATTTCGATATTAAAGAACAAGAATTGATCCTTACTGAATCTATTGAATTGGACTCTTTCCGTGAAGATACTATGGAAAAAGCTAAGACTATGATCAATGATTTTATTTCTAAATTAAAAGTAAAATGGAGTAAATTCTTAGCATATGTAAATACACAAATTATTAAATTCTGTGACAAAAATATCAATTCATTTGTTAAACAAAATAAAAGCATATTAGGGGATTTCCAAAAGGTATTCAAACCTGGTGATAATGCTAAAGTTGGTAGTAATAATGCTATTAATAGATACTTAAGCACTTATGTAGTAAAAGGAAATACTATAGTCTCATTAAAAGATTTTGTTAGCAAAATGAAAGAGTTATTAATATCTTTCCTAATCGACGAAATTGATAATCCGTCGATTGGTCGTGATTCAATGAAAAAGAATATGGAACGGGATATAGTTAGAGAATTTAAAGATAAAATAAAACAAGATATCGGTGAGTTCACTAATAAAGCTGATGCTAAAATAGTATCATTCCCTGTAGATTCTATTAAAGGTTTTAATGATGCTGCTAAAACTCTTAAAGACTCTAGCAAAGCAGACGGTATATTTAATAAATTATTAAATAGTGCGAAAACAATGATAGAAAAATCTTCTGCAGAAGGTTTAGGTGATTATCATAGATATTTTAACTGGGTTTATGTAAACTCTGTAAAAGTATATAATATTTATTTATCTATGTGCCGCAAATACTTTGTATCCCTTGTAGCTTCTGTTCATAAGATGATAAAAGTATACATAAAAGAAGAAAATTAAGATAAAAATCCCCACTACCCAATATTGGGTAGTGGGAAATTTGTTCAGAAATTATTTTTCGTCAGTTTTGTTTTTATTTAATTCTTTACGCCAGGAATTAGCAACTCCAAGAATAGCCCAACCACATTTGCTAGAAATAGTATTGTATGCACTAAGAGCAACTTTAACTACTTGTTGACCTTTAAGGTTTACTAAAGTAACACGACGAGCAGCTTCTTTTTCGTCACCACTACCAGCTTTACCAGCATTTTCAATAGCGATTTCTAAAGATTTTTCAGCTTTCTTAACCATAGCACTGCCATTAGATACAGATTTGAAAGTTTCAAGAAGATCTTTACCGGAAACAGTACGAGCTTCTTTAGCTTCACCAACTACTTCTTTAAAGAAGTCTGCTGGTTTGAAGTTAGCCAAATCTTTTTCAGAATCAATAGCTTTGAAAGCTTGAGTCATATAATCAGCAATATGATCAACACAGTCAGAGAATTTTAAACATTTTGCAAAGTATTTGATTTTAAGACCTTTTTCATCAACTGCTTTAGCAAAAGAAGATGCATTAACACCTCTCATAACTTCATTGATTTTATCCATATTCTTTTTGTTGGATTCAGCTACTTTTTTAAGTACGAAGTTAATGAATTGGTTCCATTTAGCTTTAACTTTCGCTACTAAATCTTTCAAGAAAGTTTTAGCTTTATCCATAGCTTCTTCACGGAAAGCATCCAATTCAACAGATTCAGTACAGATTAATTCTTGTTCTTTAATATCGAAATGAGCCAATGCTTCATTAAGGTTGATAAGATCTTCATATGCTTCACAAGCAGATTCAACCATGTATTGATCTAAAGACATATTAGGTACGTCAAGACCTGCAGACTCATTCATTGTTTTAGTAATAAACATAGTTTACTCCTTTATATTGTCATGAATAGTATAGTAAATATAGTTAGGGATGAAGTAACTATAATACATTAATGAATTGTTTTTATATTAGAATTATAATTAAGGATTAAAATCCTAAAGCAATGTTACTGATACCGTTAACGATAGCATAGAAGTAACGTTGAATACGTACTACAGCGGCTAAGTAGTTTTTACGGCATTGTACCATTACCCAGTTAGCAGCACTAGCAATTTCTTTTGTTTCAGCTTTGAAGTTATCTAATTTCTTCATAGCATCATCAATATAACCTTTACCGTCTTTGATATGGGTTTTGATATTAGCCATAGCAGCTTTAACATCTACTTTAAGCACAAATGTTTCAATAGAACCGAAGCCAATACCTACATTAGGTACGTAGTCTTTAACACCATATTCTTCTTTAAAACGTTTAGAGAAATCATAAGATTTACGATCTTCTGTTGTTTTATTGAATGCAATATCTGTAATAACGTCTAATTCTTTAGGAAGGATTTCTGTAAATACTACTTTAATGAATTGAGAGATTTCTACAGGTTTGCCTTTATATTCAGGAATTTTACCCATCAAACCACCGAATGGTAAGTTAGCAACACCTCTGTATTTAGCAGAGAAATCGTTCAAACGTTTATTTAAATCAGTGATTTTAGCAAGAGCTTTATAACGCAATTCTAAGGAAGTAATTATTTTCTTTGTAAGATAAGCAATGAATTGATACCATTTAGCTTTGATTTTAGCAACCAAATTAGAAAGGAATTGTTTTGCTTTCTCCATAGCTTCTTCACGGAATGCGTCAAGATCAGCAGATTCTGTATGAATCAATTCCTGTTCTTTAATATCAAAATGAGCTAATGCTTCATTGAAGTTCAACAAGTCTTCATAAGATTCACAAATAGAATC